CATTAATGCCTTCTGTTATGTAGGTTTTGAAATTTGTTGTCATAATTTTAAAAGGATGCCCATGGATCGGTGATAACTAAAGTGCCGTCTGAAGCAATCATAAAGTTACCGGAATGTAAATCTAGAAAGCCGCTGCTAGGAGTTGCATTAATAATATCTATTAAAGTTCCTAGCAAAAAGTCAAAATCCTCGACGCTTAACACCAATAGCGCCATGCTTTCGGTAATATCCCCACTTGCTTCTAATCTAGCTTTTGCGTCCGCAATGACTTTTGATTTTAGGTCTTTTTGTAAAATGCTAGTAGAGCCAATAGCACTAGTGCAAGCTTTCACAAGTTCATGAATTGCTTCTCGTATCTGGCTGAGTTCGGAAGAGACTTCAAACAAGCGTTCGATGTTGGCGACGATAAACTTCTCACCGCTTATAGTAAGTGGTTTTGAAAAACTAATATTTGGTAAATGGGGATTGGATGAATGTTGAAAACAAAAACTTACCCACTTTTTGAAATTGGCTGTTTCCCTATAGCTTTCGTCATGTTGGATTATTTTGACGTTATGTGTTTTTGGATTAACAAATGCTGCTTTAAAAGCGCCAGCTCTCAAAAATTTGTAACCTAAGCCTTTCATATGTTCTAAAAGAATGCTGCTTCTTCTAGATTCATCATTAAAATCCTGTTCTTCTGTGCTGATGGACTCGACCAAATATTTTTTGAAATTGCGCGCCATCATTATGCCCATGGGTCAGTTATGACTATTGTTCCGTCTTCGCCAAGCATGAAATTTCCTGGATGCAAATCGAGAATTGAGTTACTAGGTGAAAAATCAATAATGTCTATTATGGTCCCTATCAAAGAATCGATATCTTCAACACTTAATAGCAGTAATGAATGAGCATCATTTTCAAATTCGTCATTGGAGCCAAAATTTTCAAGAGAGCTTTTTATTTCAGCTATTAATTCGTCTCGGGGTTTATTTTTGCCGCCGCTCGAAGCTCTTGATGTTTCGCATAAATCCGCAATTTCAGTCAACGCGAAACCGATAGAAACAATACTAGAACTGTCTATCGAAAATAGTCTTTCAATGGTGGCAATCTGAAACACATGCTTCGTGCCATCTTCACCTCCTATTTTTAACGGGCGATCAAGTTTTATAATCGGGAGATGCGGGTTGTTCTTATGTTGTTTGCAAAAATCTATCCAGCGAGTAAAAGTACTAAATGAAGCTGGATTATTCTTGTACAAAATTATTTTTGTCGAGCTAGAATCCATATACGCAGCTTTTTCAACCCCACTGCCGAGAAATTTGAACCCGTTTAGAACCATATATTTGTGCAAAGCAAAAGCACGTTCGCGATCAGCGAAACTCCCCGATCTCAAATACTTGGGGGCTTCATGGCTTTCGGCTAGAAAATGTTTAAAGTTCATTTTAATGGGAATGTAACATTCAGTTAAGTTTGCGCTATCCACTTTATTCCTCACGCGATTTGATTTCAATGACAACAGCTTTAAACAATTCTATCGGTACAAGGAAAGCCTTCCCAGAAAACCAGCACTCCCTACTCTCCGGCAGCTTATCCCCATAATTCGCAACTGACAGATTGAGCGAATCAGGCGTGAATACTGCATCAGCTATCGCCTGAGTTAGGTTGCTGTGATTCTGTGTGATAAACTCACGAATGTACGTAACGCTTACATTCGGGAAAGTGCGGACAAACGCATCTATTACATCGTCAATAGGGGCTTTAGCAATAGTCTCTTGAAATTGATGCAAACTGACAACGCTTTCGTATCTATTGGCCAAAGGCAAAGTATGTGTTCCTACTCTATTCACAAACACAAAAAGTTTGTCACTAAGGTAATCTAACGGCACTTCGCGGCCGAAGAAGTTAACATCGCAATTTAGGAAATCGCGCTTATCACAAAATGTAATTAACGAACTTGAATTTTTCCCAACCGGGACCACCACTGAAACCGCTCCGTACGAACTAGCAGATGATAGAGAAGTAGAGCAGATGAGAGATTTTGAACGATCTGGAATTCCTGCCTGATTTAACGGCCCTGAAATTGCCATCATCAATTGATACACGTTGTCAGTATCTTTCGACGTTCTTATGCCAGTAGATGAATCAATATACGATAGTTTCGGCGCTCTTGGGCTGCTGAGGTCCCTTGAGCTTTTTGAACTCCCTCGATATAAAATGCCGCCATTTTTTAATGCTGATAAGAATCCTGGGCAATGCTTAAGCAAAGCGTCAGTTGCACTCACGATATCCTTTTCATTGAAGTGTTCAGACTTATTCAATAAGGTCCTTTTTCTCCATGCCTTCACTACGGCTTCATTCAGTGCAAGTATTTCTGCCAATTTCATAATTCAATCCAGCTGTTTAATGTTGCCGTCTACTGTTATCATGCGTAATATTTCTTCACGGTTTGCAACGAGAATATTGTTAGTAGTTTTCCCGCCATTGGCATATGGAACAAAACTTTGATTTGCACGCTTTCTATCAGTCTTTGCTTTTGATCTGCTATTTACAGCGCTGAGTGCAATGTTGAGATAATTTGCAGCTACCTCGGCATTTCGAGCAGCATATCTTGGCTCAATGACTTCTAAATAATCCTGCTGGGTTTTAAATGCATCTAGCGCCGCAGTATAAATTTCATCAATTCTTTGCTCTATAAGAACATCATCGGCATCTTTGTGATCCACTGGCGGCTCTGTTGCAGAAAGTTCCTGCTTGGGCTGTTCAACCATGCCATATTCTTCTTCAATGTCAAACTCTTCACTCATGTTAAATGCTTGTTCCAATGGATTTCTCATTTTCGTGTTCCTTTAGTTCCTCTAGACTTAATAGCACCTTTAGTTTGTCTCGTAGACGGCCGTTTTTGTGCTTGTGCAAACAATTCGCGTTCAGTGACCAGCCTAAATCGAGCGCCAATGGCTTTTGCAAGATTTTCTGCAGCTTGCCACTTCGCAGCGTTTCTGATGAGCATAAGCTTATCGTAATTTGATTTAGCTTCTGACATCATTGCTTCTTTTAATGGCTTAATCTCAACAATTTCTAAAGTGTTGTTAGTATACTGGACTAAAAAGTCTGGCCAATAATGTTTGACTTGCTTAGTAATTGGGTCCAAATATGTTATATTTAGATTTTTCGGTTCACTGAACCATTTAGACACATGAATAGAATTATCTAGTGCCCGCATATAAGCTATTTCCCAACTAGAGCGGGCAACAATTCGCCTTGCATCCCCTGCATATTTCTTTGGGTTAGTTGGAACAAAAACGAGATTTGCCATAATTATTTCTTAGCCTTTTTAACGCCTTGGTGGAAAATGCTTTTTTCGGTAAGCACGCGAAATTTCATTCCTCGCTCTTGGCAATAAATTGCTGCGCTCTTCCATTTAGCTTCATTGACAACCAATGCATCCTTTGATCTCTGGCTTTTAGCAAATTGTTTGTCAGATTCATGAAGTGGTTTAACTTCTACCAATTCTTTAATTAGATTTCCGTCTTTGTCCATGTATTCGACAAAGAAATCCGGAAAATAGCGGTGCACTTTACTATCGAGTGGACTCAAATAAGGGATAACTATTTCTTCTGAACCCCATTTTAAGACATCTGGGCGACTGTCAAAATACTTCATGCATGCAACTTCCCAAGAAGAACGGGCAAAAATAGCATTTGGATCCCCAACGTATTTGGTGGGGTTTTTAGGTATGAAACGAGCGTTAAGCGCCATTGTCGTACGGCACTGAAAGGTCTGTTACTGGGGCAGCATTGTCAGTAATAGCGGGTTTAGTAGGAAGCGCAAAACCCTGTACTACGCCAGTACCAATAGAATTAATCGTCCTATTTGCTGCAGCGCCTAATGAACCCGAAACCGAACCTATTGCCCCATTTAAAGCGCGACCGACTGCATTATTCCCGACTACCTTTCGTAATGCTCCACTAATAGCGCTCTGAACTGCTCGTTCGCCTTGGCGTGCAAGAATGTCAACAAATGGGTTGCGCTCATTTCCTGGAGAAGTTTTTGCGCCCCTAACAATATACGCTGAACCTTCGTTATATCCGGACAATATGTCTATGATCATTGGCGCTGAAGGGGATCTATGTTGTCTTGCAGTGCTAGAATCCTTAGCAGCAGAAAGGCCTGTTTCTATATAAAGCGTATCGAAATCAAAGGTCCCAGTAATCAAATTGAAATTGGTGTCCTCATGATCATGATCGCCAAGTGATAATTTGGAAATCCGCGGATTCGTAAAAACAAAGTCGTTTACTTTTACTGGGTCATGTGAACCCATCTCCATGTAATATTGATGGATTATGATTTTTGCAAGAACGTTATTGTTCCCGCCATACAGCGCGCCTCTGTTTGATGAGTCGAGTTCATTAGGGGAATTACTAAATGAAAAACCATAGTCTCCTAAATTTGTTGAAGCCTCATGTTCCCTTCTAGATATTGGCACATGCAGCATGCGATAAAGATTTGCAAAATCCAGCGATTTGTTAGAAACGTCATCATAGAAAGTAAATGAAATTTCATCATGTGTTATGCTTTTTAGAACCTTAGTTCTAAAATTATACATATTAACCATTTCATAATCAAACGATACCGACGGAAGATCTATCTGCTTAACAGAATAATCTAACCCGCGCATTAACTCATCAACAGTTTTGCCACCAAGCGTCGATGCATATTCGGCAATGCCCGAATTGAAAATAAATGAAACTTTAAAAAGGAACTTTGTTCTTGGAATATTTGATGCAGTTGAATTCCTGC